GTTCATCCGCGTCTTCAAGGCAAAGACCGCAGCCAACGCCCGCCGATTTCTGCGTGACCTGGAACGCGCCTGCCCGATCCGCACCGGCTTTTCGGCCTGCGCAAGCGCGCCGCGACCGGCGCGCACGGGTTCGACACGCTCTGCGCCGAACTCGGCATCGAACATCGCCTGACCCCGCCGAAATCNCCCCAAAGCGAGCCATTGTCCGCCATCGGTCCGANGACAATGGCGAGCGGCATGGTCGAGCGNTTCAACGGGCGGATCGAGGAGGTGCTGCAAAGCCACCANTTCCGCTCCGGTGAGGAGTTGGAAACCACGCTGCACCGCTACGTCTGGCTCTACAACCAGCAACTCCCGCAATCAGCCCTCGGCAGCAAACCGCCCTTGCAGGCGATGAAGGACTGGCACAAACTCAAGCCGGAGCTGTTCAGGAAGAAGCCATACTACCTCACGGGATGTGACAGGAGTCGCAGGTTAACAGATCATGCAGAAGGTGGGGCCCAGACGCCGCTTACCGAATACCCCTTGTCTGTCTGCGACCTGACCCATATACGGATTGGCGGAGACGTGGCCGAGTGGTCGAAGGCACACCCCTGCTAAGGGTGCAGGCCCGGAAGGGTCTCGAGGGTTCGAATCCCTTCGTCTCCGCCATTTCCCTGACCCCATCTTTCTCGTATATTCCTGAAAATAAAGGGAAAAACGGTGATTTAGCCCATCCCGGCGGAACATCTGGGCTTGCTTTGCTGCACATAATGCAGCACATTTTGCACCCGGGGGCAGTTTGGAAAGGCAGGCCATGACCATCGTTCGGCGCGCATCCACGTTCCACCTGCGCAAGCGGGTGCCCCTTCGATACCGGCGCGTAGAGCCGCGCGAAACGGTCTGGATCAGCCTTCATACCGATTCCGAAACCGTCGCCAAGGCCCCGGTCGCGTGGCAACAGATGGTCGAGGGCTGGGAAGCCCGCATGGCCGGGGATACGTCGGATGCCGAACGCCGGTTTGAGGCCGCCCGCGACTTGGCCGCCGTGAGGGGCTATCGCTACATGAACGCGACGCAGGTTGCCGCCTTGCCCCGGGAAGACCTTCTGGCGCGGATCGAGGCCGTTCCCGAACGGGCGGGCCGCCCGGACAAAGCAGAGGCCGCCGCCCTTCTCGGGGGCGCGCAGGAACCGAAGATTACCGTGAAACGCGCCCTTGATCTTTACTGGACGCTGGCCGCCGACAAGGTGCGGGGCAAGTCGCCGGATCAGGAACGGCGATGGAAGAACCCGCTGAAGAAGGCCACGGCCAACTTCCTTGTCGTCGTCGGCGACAAGCCCCTTGCCGATATCTCGGGCGACGACATGCTTGATTTCCGGCAATGGTGGCTGGAAAAGATCGAGGCTGACGGCCTGACGGCGAAGTCGGCCAACAAGGATTTCACCCATCTGGCCGTGGTCTGGCGCGCGGTGAACAAGCTGAAGCGTCTGGGGCTTGTCCTGCCCCTCTCCGATCTTGCCCTGAAGGAAGACGACAAGCGCACCCGGCCCCCCCTTCAGCGTCGCGTGGATCAAGGACAAGCTGTTGGCGAAGGGTGTGCTGGACGGCCTGAACACCGAAGCCCGCTGCATCCTCTTGGGCATGGTGAACACGGGGTATCGGCCAAGTGAGGGGGCCTCCCTCACCTCTGCCCAGATCAGGCTTGACCACAAGGTGCCGCACCTCGCCATTGAGCCGGTCGGGCGGCAACTGAAGTCGGCCTATGCGCGCCGGGTGATCCCCTTGGAGGGGGTGAGCCTTGACGCCTTCCGGGAGTGCCCCAGCGGATTCCCGCGCTATGCCGACAACCCGGCCCTGTCGGCCACGGTCAACAAGTTCTTGCGCGAACGCGGGTTGATGGAATCGCCGGGGCATACGCTCTACTCACTTCGCCATGCCTTTGAAGACCGCATGTTGGCGGCGGGCGTGGATGATCGGATCATGCGCGACCTGTTCGGGCATCGCCTGACAAGGGAACGCTATGGGCAGGGTGCGACGTTGGAACACCTTCAGGCCGTGGTGCGGTCGGTTGCCCTCTGACGGGCCACGGCCCGCGCCCGCGCCACCACGTCGCCAGACAGGGCGGCCTCGGCCTCGGCGATTTCCGTTTCCAGCCGCGTGAAGATCGGCACATAGGCCGGATCGTCCACCACCAGCCGCGCAGTCTTCGCTTGCGCCTTGCGCAGGCGGTCCAGAAGTGCGCGGGCGGCGGCGGCGTTCATCGGTCGGTGGCCCTCAGAAAGCGCCGTTCAGGCGCACGCGCACGGTGGCAGACGGGTTGCCCGCCGCCGCCACGGCCACGCCGATTTTCGGATGCGCCACGGGCGGGTCTTCGCCGTCATCGGCGGCAGAGGTCGCCAGCTTGGCCGCATCATCCCAATAGACAGCAGCCCCCACGGCGAAGGTGTTCGCCGACACCTTGGCGAGATCGACCACGCCCACGGTCAGCAGATCGACCGTGGCCCCGTTTGCGGCGGCCCCTTGGGCCACGCCGAAGATGGAACCGATCTTGCAGCCAGCGCCAGAGGCGACGGAATAGGGGGCGGTCAGGGTGAGGGTTTCGCCCGGTTGAACGAAGTTCTTCATGTCAGAGTCCTTTCGAGGTTCTGAAGACGATGGTGGAGGGCGGCCTTGCGGTGGCCGCCGCGATTGCCGAGTCGAGGGCCGCCAAGGCGCGGGCCATCTCGGCGTCCGACTTGTATTCGACCGTCTCGCCGTTCTGGTCAGTGTAGCGGCGCACCCCGTCAGCCCGGGCGCGCATCAGCGCATCCCTGGCCGTGGTCAGTTCTTGCAAGGTGAGGGCCATGGATCAGCCGCCCGCGTTATACTGCGCGCCGCGCCAATCGACCCACCCGGCCCCGAAGTCGAGGAAGGCGCGGAAGGACAGGCCAAGCGTGTTCCACGCCTCTTGGCGCTGGATTTGCACGCCCTGCGCCGACAACAGATAGGCGTGCTGAAGGGTGGCCAGCCGCGCCGGGTCGCTGAACACCCACCAGACATTGCCGGTGATCCGGGGTTCCACCAGAAGGCGCAGCTTGCCCGCGAAGGGGTTCACATCTGCCGTTTCGGCGGCATAGATCGACGACAAGACCTGTTCCGCCAAGGTTTCCAGTTCAGGCCCCACCAGAAGGAAGGCCGGAGCCGCGTTGACCGGGGTTGCGCCGTCCATCCCCTTCCGTTCCCGCATGGCGCGGCGCGCCAAGCCCAGATTGGCGACGTTCAGGGCACCCGGGGTCGAGACGTTGCCCCTGCCGGAGTCGAATACCTGATCGCCGTCAGACATGGCCGGGTTGCCGGTGATCAGCGCCACCATCAGGTCAGCTTCGGTCTGCGCGGCGGCCTGCCCAAGGGCGGCGGTCATGTCGCCGAACAGGTTCAGGTCATCGTCGATCAGCAGCTTGCGCGTCACGTCGAGACGGCGGGCGAAGGTGCCGATGCGAAGGGTCTCGCCGGTCTCGGCCCGCGACGTGGCGACGATCTCGCCCGACTCCGAAAGGGGGGCCAGCTTGCCCAATTCGCCAAGGCGAATCGAGGTCGAGTCCTTGAAGTTCGGAAGCGTGCGCTGGCGCGAAAGTTGCTTGAGGGGAGACTCGGCGGCCTGATACGCCGACAGGGCAACCTTGTTCGCGGCGTTGCTGACCACAAGGGGGAAGTCCGACGTGGTGTGCTGGCCAGCCCGGGTCAGGATCTCGTCGGGGGTCAGGCCACGGGTGGACTCGCCCGCCCGGGTCAGGGCATCGCGCGCAAGGTCGAGAAAGCCCATGGGCGCGAATTCCCGGGCGTCGTCGGGAAGGGTGCCCCCGGCCATCCTGAAGGCCATGGCATCGGCCTTCCGGCGCGTGATGGTGGCCGGGTCGGTGTGGTCGCGGGCGATCCGCACCCGGGGGGCTTGGCGGGCCTGAAGGGCCTTACGGGCGGCAGCCCGGACCTGATCCGGGGTCGCATCTTCGGGCAGGTCGTCGCCCCACTCGTCGGGCAGGTCCAAGGCGCTGCGCACCTGTTCCACCAGTTCATCGCGGGTCAGTTCGTCGTGATCGTTCGCCATGTTGCGTTTCCTCGCGTTGGGGTCAGCGGGAACGCTGACTGTAGAAACCTCAGAGATCGTCCAGCGCACGGCCCGTTTGACCCGCTGGCCGCCTTCGGTGGACTCGGACCATTGGACCACGCTGTAGCCGATGGACAGGTGCGGGGCCGTGCCGTCGCGCACGCGCTGGACCACGGGGGCAACGTCGTCGGCTGTCGAGAAGGTCAGGTCGGCCACCACGGCGTTGCCTTCGACCCGGAAGTTCGTGGCCCGGCCAAGCGTGGCCCGGATGGTGCCTGTCCGGTGACTGTCGATCAGGGGCACGTCCAGCCCGGCCAGATCGACGCCAGCCGGATCAAGGATTTCCAGATAGGCCCCGCGCGCGTCACGGCGGGCCACAGGGGCATCGGTGGCCACGGTTGCCGTGGCAACATAGGGCGCATCGCCTGCGGCCCCCTGAAGGGTCGCCTGCCGGGTCAGCAATTGGTGAATTTGCGCAGGCATTGCCTGAATTCCTCGCTGTTTCTAGAGCGTGTCGCCTTCAATGTGAGCCGTATCCTGCGGCTGTGAAGTAGTTCCTGCATTCCTGCGGGAGGAACAGGTCGCAGAC